ATGATGATGATGCCTCCACCTATGTATCAATCTCAGCAACCAAAGGTTGATTTTTTTGCAAACATTGATAAAACGACGTGGATCATAGGATTTGTTGTCTTTTTACTTGGATTTTTTATGGGTAAGACGATGCAACCTGTCATCCTCAGGCCTGGCTAAGTGGATAACCATATATCCATTCCTTCTCACTCCAGGGAAAATTACCAACGAATTCACCAGTTGAACCCCTTTTTCGTTCAGTAAAATACGCACGACTCGTGACCACAGGATCCTTAAGTTGTGCGGCTAAAACTTCCGAAGCTGTATTCATCTTCTTTTTGACAATCTCAGGTGATGTGAAAAAGAAGTAAGCTACAAAAAATACGATGAGAAGTGTGATGATATTAATCAACACACTGAACATTCTTACTAGGTATAGACATTTTTATATTATTCCTTGACAGTCTCAAGGGCTTCGTCAGCCACCTTCGCGTCAGCCGCCTTTGCGTCGGCCTCACGCTTCGCCTGCCTCTCCTTCATCTCTTCAGCAACAATTTCATCAGCCTTCTTGACGAGCTCTTCCATGGGAGTATCGGGGTTCTCCTTCTGTAGACGCTCGAGTACCTCGGCTGGATGGCTAATCGGGGCTTCATCCGGCTTATTGTAAAACTTAGAGTTCTCATCGCCAGGCTTGAAGTGACTCTTCCCCTCGATCATGTCACGCTTACGCTCCTCAAACATCTTGACGGCTGCAGCCTGGTTCTCCTTGTAACCCTGCATAAGCTCCTCGAGCTTCTCATTCGTATAATGAACGTCCTCAATCTTCGTAGGGTCGGGAGGGATAAGCAGCCACTTGTACATGTCTACGACGTAGATATCGAAAGTCGCATCCTCCTTTTGGAGACGCTTGGCGTGTGTCTCAGCCTCTGGACGAGTGTTGAAGCAACCTCGGATCTTGATACCGAATTGCGAATTCTTCTGTGGGCACTCAGGACCAACGATAGAAAGGCATGCGTAAATCTGACCAGGGACGGTGGTGTAATCTTGTTCGAGAGAACCCATTATACTGTTATTATACACGAAAACTTTAAGTTCTTTGTAACCTAAGTTATTTAAGCTTTTGTCTCGTTATGATGATATGGAAGATATACGAAAGGCTCATAACACTTTCAAGAAAGATCTTATTCGGGATGCCACTACTAATGGAGATCTTATACTTGATGTTGGGTGTGGTTGTGGGGGTGATCTTCAAAAATGGCGTCATGCGGGGGCTAATATAAGTATGTGTGACCCAGATGAAAAGTCCCTGGAAGAGGCAAAATCTAGAGCAAAGAATTTGAAGATCCGCGTGAACTTTTATCACGGTGACATCTTCAATTGCCCTAACAGAAGATACGACGTGGTATGTTTCAACTTTTCTTTACACTATATATTCGCGTCAGAAAAACTGTTCAAAGATTCGATACGAGAAATCAAGAAAAGAATGAAACCCGGTGGAAAGCTCATAGGGATTATTCCGGATTCCGAAAAAATTATCATGAAGACACCGCTACAAGATGAGATGGGTAATTTTTTCAAATTGAAAGAGCATGGTAATGGAGGCTTCGGTGAAAAACTTTTTGTACATCTCACCGATACACCCTATTATTCTGATGGCCCAAAAGCCGAACCTGTAGCATATCGAGATCATCTCATCAATGAACTTGAGTCAAATGGTTTTACTCTGTCTCTATGGGAAAACTTATCAGGAAGTCACATCTCAGAGTTGTACAGTAAATTTATGTTTGTATATAGAAAATGATAGCAGTGATAGTATTGCTTATCATTAATGTATACCTATACATGACTACAAATGAACCCATTAAGTTGAGTTTAGTCAAGGAGAGGTACAGGATCCTACACGAGAATGTAGAAGGTACTGAATTTGAAAAGTTGAAGCGTCCGATACCTATCACAGCTCATCATAGATTGAATGGTACAGTTGGGTACAACCTCAACAAGGGTGCGGAGATTGGATTGTGTATAGATGGTGAAGTGAATGAAATCTTTCATGTATTAATCCATGAACTTGCACATTCTTTAGTGAATGAGTTTGATCATTCTAAAAACTATTGGGAAACTTACAACAAATTAAAGGACCACTGTGTACGTTTAAACATATACGAACCTATTCCGACTGAAACACCTTTCTGTGGCATGCATGTCCAGGATAAATAATCTAGGTATACACCAAATGAAAACACCAGTGTCGACCGTTTTCACTGCAGTGTTTATGTGGATTATCGTCTATGCGATAACGATGGTTCCTATATACACCAGGAACTATCATGCGAATTTAGCTCTGATGACAATTGTTATACCAAACATGCTTAGGTTAATTGTTGGTCAAGTTCCTCAGTTAGCTGTCGATAAGGGTTTCTTCTTCTCTTCGACAATCATCGCCTTCATTCTTGTAGAAGGTCTGTCTCGTCTCGTAAAAACTTTAAAGGGTCAGATCAAGGATTATGGGAAGGATAGAAGGAAGAGCTTGGAGGTGAGTCTCTTATTTCTAGCCGCGTTCATAATTGGAGCGGGAATTACATATTTTCTTGGTGTAGACAAATCGATCTACAGCAATATGGGTTGGGAACAGGTTCCTTAAGCCTTGAGAACATAACTCTGGCTAATATGGAACAGGACAGCCGCAACAAGGCCAGTCGCACCGAGACCAATAAGGCTTCGGCGTCCGGCGTCGTTCAGAAACTGAGGAATCATCGTAGCGAGCTTCTCTTGTACGGGTGTGCTAATAGCCGCAGCTGTACAAGCAGAAACAAGAAGAGCCTGTAACTGTTGATCAGTGAGGTTAAAAGGGTTCTTGGACTCGGGAGACTTTGTGGGAGTCTCGTTCATGACAGGTTGAGGAGAAGCAGCCATCATCTGCATCTGCATGGGAACCTGAGAAGGCATTTGAGTGGCCATGGTTTGAGGCGCCATCATCTGAGCCTCCATAGGATCTGGTTGACCCATTAATTCGGAAATAGGTGTAGAGTCCATAGTAACTTTATTTTCACTGACATTTTTTTCTTCATTATTCTGCGTAATAAAAGACGTCGATGGATTGAGCTGAACCATACCAGCATCAGAATTGTCCGATAAATTCATGGTACGAATGTCCGTCATTTAGTATTGATGTATGTTTTTTAGTAATAGATAAACACGCAGCCTGGTTATTTCTTCTTAGTGATGGTTAAAGCGGTTTTCTTTGTGGCTTTTTTTGCATCAGCTTCTTGTTGGGTAAGGTATTTAGGATTATACATTTTTCTATGAGCTGCCCATAACTCTGGACCACCGACTCTAAAATTCTTTCGAAGTGTCGCTTTGTACCAAAACACACAATCTTGAATACGATTACTCTTGACTGTATTGTCCAATACGAGACACTCGTAATTTTCTGTGCATGCATCCATTACCTTAGAGAACATGTCGAACGAGGGGAAAATACCGAAAAACGATTTGTAGAGTTTTTCTCGATTTTGTATGATGTTCTCTCGCAAAATAAACACGTAATCCACGTTAGCACGAAGTGCTGGGGGTAGATCCATCACGTACTGCATCGTCAACATAAAGAAAATCTTCCAGTGACGACCATTCATAAAACACTGACGTATACATGTATCTTTAAGGAATTTTGAGTCATACATACAGTCATCCAGTAACATGAAAGCCCCACAATTTGTTTTACCTGCACCAACAAGTTTCCGTTGTCTAGCCATCACTCTCTCTATAGCATCCCTGTCATAGTCACCATAGACGAACAGGTCTGGAATAAATTCAGAATAGAAATGGTTTCCTTCCTCTGTACCACTGAGAACTATACCCGCAGGAAGATGCTTTTTGTGATACATGATGTCTTTTACGAGAGTTGATTTACCTGTATTACGTTTTCCTATAAAGACGCATACGCGATCATCTGTCATAGTCGCAGGATTGAACTTCTTCAACTGAAGATTCATCTACATTAGTGTCCCGTTTTATTTGAGAATATTTTACTCACACATATTAGATATGTCCGGAGCTGTAAAACTTGCAGTGACGGGTGTTCAGGATCAGTGGCTTACAGGTGATCCAGATTTTTCTTATTTCCTGACAACATTCAAAAGGCATACAAAGTTTGCCTTGGAGCAAATCGAGACACCCTTCGATGGTGATGTTGGTTACGGTGAAGAGTTACGATGCAGGATTCCACAAAACAAAGGTGACCTGGTTAAGAGTATGACTGTAAAATTTCTACTGTCCGCCCCAACAGATGGTGAAGGTAATAAACTTAATTTCAAACCGTCATTTTGTACGGAATTGATTGATACAGTTGATTTGTTCATAGGAGGTCAGTTAATACAACGTCTCACGGGTGAATACATATACATGTATCAACAACTTTACAGTAGTATAGATGATATAGAACAGACTCTGTATTTTTTAAATGGTCATGGTAGTAAGATTTTTGATTTCACAGGTGAACAGACATTCTTTATCGATCTTCCATTCTATTTTAATCGTGCAACTTCACTCTCTGTACCTACATCAGCACTCTTAAAACAGCAGATGGAGATAGTGATCAAACTGAAAAATCTTGAAGAT